CTTAATTGTAATTTACTTGAATATGCGTTTGCATAACTAATCGTTAGATTATCCCAGAACGCTGATAACCAATGAGCCTCCATCTAGTGAGTTTTCTCAACGGTGTCATTCCGGACGATAGTGCTCGCCATTAACTATGCATCCTCTGTTTTAAAAGAATTTTGAAGAATAAAACCGAACTCCAAAGATTTGACTGTCTTTGAAGAGCAAAATTTACTATCCATTAAGTTTCCTTAGTGACTAGTTGTGTTGGCTTTGTTACTGTCCAACAACTCCATCGTTGAGCCGCTCCAACATAAAGCTGGGGCGATCCAACGATCCACCCATAGGTTAGGTCATCATTTCCTGAGCGATAAAGCTCACCTTTAATGCCCTTTTCTACGGGAGTTTGAATCTTACCTTTAATTAATTCTACTTCGCCTGAAATTGGGATTTTCCTATATTGAGAATAATATGGGATCATAATTTCATGTACGGGATTAATATTATTGTAAGTCATATGGGATGGACCAGTACTTGTTGCATGGTCCTTGTAGTAATTTTTGACAAGCGTTGACATGACTTGTCCCTGTTCGTTATCGTCTGCAAAGAATTTGTAACGATATCCCCCTCTGGAAAAACGATACAGATATGAGAGTATGCTAACATAATCTTTGTGGTTCCAATACACTCTTTCAGACAGAATTTGTCCTGCCCGATCAAGCGTTATGCCACCCAAAGATCGGAAGCAGCGCAGTAGTGGTCGCAAGTTAACTAGACGTTCACCCGCAATTTTACCCATTACTGCATTTGGACTCACACCTGCATTATTATCCTGGAAAATATCGATACTGTTTCCTGATGCTTCATTGGAAATGTTGATCTGCATTGTGGCATTTCTAGTCTCACATAAGGGATATTGTCCCCATGAGAAAACCATGCTTGTAGTTGGGTCTGAAGTACAAATCCATTTGCCATCTTTTTCCCAATGTGCAATAAACACCTTCATATCTTCATCTGATATTTTCTGTTTCTTGCAGGTCAAACCTGGTGTTCGCTCGAACTCGTATGGAACTATTTCGAGCTGGTTCGATTCTTTGGGAACAAGGAGCTGTACATCCTCTGCCCATTTCCAAATTACTATTTTAACTTGATCTGAAACTGTATCTGGCGCCATAAGTTTTGTAAGCGGTCTGATGATTAGAGACCCAATCATTGAATCGAAAATATCATTCAAATTTGGGGGTCCCATTACACCGTCCTCACCATAACTATTAGCACCAATTGTACTTAAAGCTAACCTATCGCTAATAAATGGCACTCTAATAGTAATTTCTGAATCATTTGTTAAATCTAAAATATATTTGTAAGAATTTGCGGTATCCACTTTATCGTAAGCGGAAAGATCAACATAATTATGCCAATCCGCCTTAGGATTCGTTAGATACTCACCCGGGTCAAAGAAAATTTCTAAACGTCCTGTATGAAAACCGGTCTTTACCACAGAAATCTTAAAGCAAATGGTAGCACGCCAATACTGAAACAATTGGGACACATATTCACAAGGAACAGTATCCAAAATTGTCGCAGCCAAGCTGCCCTTCATCTGCACCAGATCTCCAGGGCTCAAAATGATGTTCCCATTTGGTTTGATCAAAYCTTTGTTACAGATATTATATGGGGTAGGTTCACTATCACAATCTATTGCCTTATCTTGGTATCTATTAAAACTAGGTAATCCCACTTCCATTAAAGCTAAAGTTCTATTCATRGGGTCCGTTTTCGACCGCGTAATGACTTCCTTCACTCCAGGATTAGCACACACATATGCCAAGTCCATCTCATCTACCGCTGAGGGAAAGATGTCGCTAAGTGGGAGAAGCTCGTTCTCATTACTCAAAGCTAAAGCTACACTATTATCTATCGCTTTTACATGGGAATAATACTTGCCGGGGACGTTAGCCAAAGATGTCACTTTCTCCATATCATTTGGTCGAGACCATCCAAAGATAGAGGAAATTCCTCCAACTATGTCAGAAACCCAACCAACGGTAGATGCTATTTCACGTATGACAGGGATACCACTGACCGCACCTGCCACCGCCGAAACGGTGGAAGCTATGTCAGTGATCAAACCCTGTCCTCCTACTTCTGCTTGCACTTGCATCGTCGCATCACGCTCGTCGACAAGTATCATATCCGCTATGGCTCTCGCTGCTGTCACATCACGTCGGTGTCGTCGTTGAGAATATTGGTAGCCCAGATGCATCATTGACACCATTTCCTTTCTTGCTGTATGATGGTTAAACTCTTTCAATTGATCGTACGCATTCAGCATACCATCAATATCCCGTGCATCATAGGCATCCAACTGCATCTCAACATACTCTGATTTTGACTTGTTAATTTTCTTAAGGGAATCTAAGTATAAAACCATAGTTGGAAAAGCATTATCTGGTGTGTCTTCACTCATAAGATCCGTCTCGTCCAGGGCCTCATATGTATCAAACATCCTCTTTAGGGAATCATTGATTAAGTCTTGCATTGCATGTATGCGTACTTTATACAAGGGCCTCAACGAAAAGTCTCGGTTCCTAATTGATCCACACACATCAGACAATACTGCTTGAAGTTCATTAAGCACTGGTGCTAGATCTAGAATATCTTTAATTAGCAACTGTGATGGGGCACCCCATGCGGTTTGCATGGTGGCTGGTCGTATATCTAAAATATTAGTTATATATTTATAGGCCGAAGGATTCTTCTTTTCTAATTTAGCTAATTTGCGATCTATTTCAATTTTCTTAGTATTAGTATTGGTGTGGGGTAATTGCCTGTATGGGATATTCTTTATTGTAGGTAGATTAATTGTTATGTTTTCAAACCAGGCTAAGATGGTAATTCCTACTGCGTAATTATTACCATTTTTAGCTAGTAAATCTGTTATACCGAATAAAGATAATGTAACAAAATCTTCAGGGGTGGGAGTATTTAAATCATAAGCTTCTTTGTAGGAAGCAAATGGGATAACCATTTCTGCTGAATCATTGATTTGAACATCCATTTCTATTCCAGGATATGCTGTCACTCCAGCTCTACTATTATATTGCTGGCGTCTTGCCTTATCTACTTTATGTTCATATGGGGAATATGTTAGCCAAAATCTTCCGGCCACCATGGGATTTGTATTTAAAACTAATTTTATGTGACAATCTGCCTTAAAGTATTGATGGTTATTTGCCTTATCTAACTTGCCACCCAGCTTAAGAATGTCTCCTGGCAAGGAATACTGTCTGATGGCTGGTTGGGGGTCTTTAAAAGTTGCTGCGTTAAGGGGTTTGTGGTTATCGTTTGATTCACCTTGAACAAGCTCGAATTGATCGAGGACAACAGTTCTAGAAAGAAAATCCACAATTGTCGCTGTAGAATCAAGCTTAGCAAGAGAGCTAGTCGTTTGCGGAGCAATTGGAAGAGCGACGCGAGGTTGTTCAACATCATGGAAAACTGTGAGTTCTTGTCTGGTAAGGGAATTTTCTGGGGTCGTCTCGCTAAGTTCCGATTGTGCGTGGGAAGCAGAGGTTGTTGCCGTTTTCGTCTCAAAAGTATTCGCATTGTTTGATTGAGCAGGTTTGGGTATTTCGGAACGCCAGAATGACATCCTGACTGCTATAGCAACCCGATATAGCTGTTCCTAGTCGCTAGAGGTTTTGGTGGGGCTGCCACCGGAGCACCTCATCCTAAATAGGACACTCCCTTATTTCTCTAAAGCCTTACAACATGTAGTTCAACGACAATTTCCTATGTTGCTGGTAACCAGAAGAGAAACGTTTTATAAAAAGTATTCCATATTTCGTAAATGCCAATAGCCGTCATAWGAATTGTGGTTCAAGACCACGCCAGTTTTGTCATAAAAAGCTTTCTCGATCTGTGGGGTCCACTTATCAAAAACAGCCCGTGGATGCATAGCCAATTCCATAATTGCATTTTCACAATTAATCTTAGTGCTCTCCACTTGATCCAAATCTTTCCGGACCCAATTAATCATCTCTAGAATTGTATTGATGTCCAAGGGCGCATCATAACAATTTCGCTCCTCATTGAAGATAAATCCTCTCTTGAGAAACGAAACTTCTTCCAGAGTTTTATAATCAGGCACTCCTTTTCCTACTTGCTTTGTTTCATCTGTATATGTAAATCCAAATTCCGCAAAGTATTTTGTGATTGTATTCATATTGAATAAATGGGAAATCAGGGGGTGAATATTGATTACATTATCATCTCCATAGGATATCAGTGATACTAGCAATCTGAATAGCTCCATCCGTGTTTTACAGCCAAATTTCTTCATAAGTTCCATAAAGAAGGCCTTGTGTTCTTCAAAACACCGGAGGAAACACAACCGCAAACCTATCGAATTGATCAAGCAATTTAAGGGAGTGGTTGCAGGATTGCCAGATGGTTGGGAATGGGTCATCATATAGAAGAATTGTTCACAAAGATGTACTGAATTCAAAATCTCCTCAATTAAAACATAACGGATCAGGTCATTACCATCATCATAGAATTCGTTTGCCATCCGGGCAAACAAATACATAATCATGGCATTTAAGGATCCATCAAAATTTGAAAAATCCCCTGCAAAAACGTTCTTACCTTTCTGTTTTAATTTCTTAGCCAGTTTTGTCCAATCTCTACTATATACGTTGGTGCCTATTGCTACTTCATTATCTATTCGATTTTCCATTAAATGCGCTATAAATCCTAGAAAATATTTGCGGAAAGCCAAATTAAAATCCATGGGTCCGTTCGAAAAGACGCGTGTTTTGAGTGCATCAACTTTCTCAATAGGTCGTCGCTCATCCTTGAGCGTGTCAACCCAAAAAGTTGGGGTCCGTATTCCTTGTTTTGCGTTTTCAATTCTTTCATGTACTTTTTGCATCACGTCAGGATCAATTTTGTAATCTTCATCGTTCCCAAACCATTGAGTCTTACCTGGAAAGCCTGGTTTACGATCTAAAATCCATGGGTAACCTGGGGATGATTGTCGATTTATACTAGAAATATATTCTGAAATATCATTTCCTTTAATTACTTCTTCATCTGTTAAAATCCGCCGAAACGCATCATTTCTTTTAGAATTCCATAATTGCTTTACATCTAAATATGCTTCCTCAAGCCAATCTTCATTAATGTACGGTACGTTTGAAGCACATTTTTGCAAATTCTTAAATTTCATATTAACTTCGGAATGCCGTAAAATAGCGGGTTTCGTAATAGGAGGTTTTACCTTACCATAAATTACACTAGGTCGAATATCTGTTTTACCGGGCTCAAATAACTGGTGGGGGCACTTACCTATGGGACCAAACATGTCTCCTGGAGCATATGGAAAGTCAGCTTTGGTGTATTCTTGCTTAATCTCAATTGGGTGAAACTTCATTTTATTATCCCAGTCCAGACAAATTTGCATTCGCGCTGGAAATTCAGGATAAGCTCGAGTTAAATCAGCTTGTGTAATTGATTCTGAATAAGCTCGTCCATGGGCGTCACCTGCAACATGAATTCCTGCTATCTTTCGCAAGACAGAGGGTTCATTGATGATTAATGGTGCGCCACAATCGCCGTTTGTTGTTGGTGCTGTATATTCCAATGCTCTTCTCACAACATGTTTGCCCAAGTCTACATCATTAAGAATTATGGGATGGTCAATTGCAAATGCATCATTAGCTGAAAGAATGTGTACTATAAAGCTATCTAAATGTTGGGAATATCGCAATAAAGGTAAGTTAACTTCCGCACGTGAATAAGATGACATTGCTTCTGAATCTGAAAAATGTTTAGTAATATCACAATGCGTATGAACCAAATTTGGAAGCCCAAATAAACAAGCTTCCTTTGACTCTCCATGTCGATTAGTTATGCGGGTTACTTTAACGCTCTTGAAAGGGAATGTAAATTTAACTTTAAACATATTCTCCATGGTAATTTCAGTATCTGCTTTTATACCACATCCTAAAATGTGGGCTGGAATAAGCATAATACGTCCTTTAACCATAAGACCATGCATCAAGGGAACTGAACAATTATTAGCCGAAATTTTATATAAATTGTTGAAAATACGATGGGTAATTAAATTTTGTGCAACTTGATCCTTCCACATTTGCATATTCGCTGGTATAATATCTCCTTCTGTTAGTATTTTAGGTCTCACTATTGTAATATTATCTCCTGAAGTTTGTGCTTCTATTTTAGCCTTAGGTTTCACCATGGTATGTGAGTCACCAGATGTCATTGCCTCAATCTTAGCTTTAGGTTTGTTTTGAGTTATACTATCGCCAGATGACACTGCCTCAACCATCACTTTGGGTTTAGTAATGGTTATTACATCCGCCGACGTGAATGCTTCAATTTTTGGTTTAGATCTATACTGCGTTTGTGCATCACCGGATGTTGTGGCCTCCAGAATGACGCGAGGTTTCACTTTCGTCATACAATCACCTGAAGTTGCTGCTTCAACCTCTGGCGTCACAGTTTTACCATGTTGCCTAAATTTGTCGTATATATAAACAATCGCCGTTTCTACGGCACCTGTTAAGATACCGTAGGCAACAGCATTGGGTTGGTTAAATATGAACGCATATGTTGAGCCTGCYAACGCTGAAGATGTAAAATGGTGCAAATARTCTATTAATTGTTTTTCCTCAAGATGTCTTAAATCTATCGCTTCTTCMCCTCTGTAGGGCAATTCAACAATATTACCYTGCTGACGACCCGTCATCTTTGTTGTCCTATCTCTCTCTGGTTTCGACCAGAAAGAAGACCAAAAATTGCCTATGGTCATCAAGGTAAAAACTGCTATCATTACTCCAGCTACAGCTTTAAATGGGTGTTCTTTGATATACGTTAGTGTATCGTTCAAAAATTTAGAAGATTGTTTCTTAAAATACTCATATGCCTTCATTAGTGTAAACTCTCTATCTGATACTGATCTTTTATACTTTTTATACACTATGTCATCTCTAAAATTATAATAAGAATCGTGCCACATCGAAGTGTCTTCTTCCATTGCCACCCATGCATTCTGTAAATTTTCCTCAATTTCTCGTTTAGATTTGGAATTTCCTTGTGAATCAAATAAAAGCGTATTGCTAGGTAAATCATCAAAGTTTTCTATCTTAATAAGTAATAAATTATTACAGTCATGAAATTCATCGCCTACCTGCATTGTTGCTAGTCGATATCGGGATTCTGCATAATTCTCTAAAAATTCATTTAATTCTACGGATTGATTGAATGCTTCGTTAGTTTTCTGTGTTGCTCGTTCTAGGAATTCTGCATAATCCAATCCTTCTTCAATGACATCACCAGTCTCTGCGTCAATTAAATCTATTAAATAAACGTCTGTTGAAATAACTTGATTGAATTCTTTTCTAACCCTATCTTTGTCCAATCTTTTAACAGTTTGACCAGTTGCTTTTGAAAAACCTGGTTTGGTAAATTGTGGTTTATTGGACACGCGACCACACAGGTCAATGCGCCTACGGAAAGCATCAGGAAAGGTTAAAGAATCTACACTCTGTTCAAAAACGTTGGATGTCATAAGTAGAATTTTTGATGTAAATTTAGTCTTTCGTTTATCTTCTAAATGTGCCATATGTAAAGGATATGGAGCGATGTTAGCTGTACGAATCAATTCCATGAATTCTTCGTTGGGTTTTGCTTGGGAATCTTTGCGTTGTCCAAAATCATCATATATAACTACGTTTTGTCCTTGATAATTGTCCCAAAACTCCTGCTCAACATTTCGCATATATATGTTGCGCGAGAAGTTCCGGGCATCTTCCTTATTTGTCATGAAAATATTATTCAGATCAATGGCTAGGGGCCAGGACATGCCTGACTTACCTACGCCACTTTCACCAAACAACCAAATCACAACTGGTTGGGTTCGAGGTTTGGTCCCAAATGCGCCTGAGGTATCAACCATCTTAACCAAGTCAGCCAACAACTTCATATGCATTTGGAAGGGTAGCAATAGATCTCGATG